AAAAGCTGCACAACCCAAAAACAAAACGAAAGCTGCAACGGCGCGGCATGCAGCGGACAAAGGTCAAGGTGCTTCGCAGGCAAATTCAAAGACCCAAAAAGCTGCCAACGCAGGTGCAGGCAGTGGTCGTGGTGGCGCAAGGCCTGGTGCTGGTCGTCCAAAAGGTTCGCACAGCAAGAAGACCCAGGCGTTGCTCGAGAAGATCATGGAGACAGGGCAAACGCCGCTTGAGTTCATGATCGAGCAGATGCGCAACACGAAGATGCCGATGGGAGCCAGGCTCCAGGCTGCACGTGACGCTGCACCATTTGTGCATTCCAAGATGCAGAGCATCGAGCTGTCAGGGCCAGGCGGTGAACCGATCGAAGTCGCGAAGATACCGGTCGATCCTGCTGAAGCCATGGCCGCGTACAAAGAGATCATGGGGGAATGAGCGATGCCTGTTCCTTTCAAGATCGACTGGAAGAACCCAGACTACAACGCGATCGTTGAGTGGAGACTTGAGCGGCTGAACCGGATCCGTGCGGATGAAACAGGCCAGGTGCTCGCGAAGCTGAAGGCATACTACAAGGAGCATCCCGCGCAGTTCATCATCGACTGGGGTGTGACTGTTGATCCTCGCAACGCTGAGAGCCGGATCATCTTGCCCAATGGGCAGGAAACATCGAAGCCGACCATCATGCCCTTCATCCTCTTCCCCAAACAAGAGGACTGGATCGAGTGGGTTGTTGACCACCTGCGTAATCGCAAGAACGGCTTGACTGAAAAGTCCCGTGACTGTGGTATCTCGTGGTTGGCTGTTTCGCTCGCCGCAACGATGTGCATCTTCAACAAGGGCTTTGTAGCCGGCTTCGGTTCACGTAAAGAAGAATACGTGGACAAGATCGGAGACCCGAAGTCACTGTTCTGGAAAGCACGCGAGTTCGTCGCCCACCTGCCGAAGGAGTTCCGCGCCGGCTGGATTCGTGAGAAGCACTCGCCCCACATGCGCATGCTCTTCCCTGACACGGGATCAGCGATGACTGGTGAAGCTGGCGACAACATCGGTCGTGGTGACAGAACATCGATTCACTTCATCGATGAGTCTGCCCACATCGATCATCCTGAGTTGGTGGAAGCCTCGCTATCTGCAACCACGAACTGCCGCATCGATGTCTCGTCGGTGAACGGTATGAACAACATGTTCGCGCAGAAACGCTGGGGCGGCAAGATCGATGTCTTCACGTTCCACTGGCGCAATGATCCTCGCAAGGACGACACCTGGTACGCGGACCAACAGCAGAAGCTGGATCCAGTTACGCTGGCCCAAGAGGTTGACATCGACTACAACGCCTCGACTGAGGGCGTGGTGATCCCCACTGCGTGGGTGCAAGCCGCGGTTGATGCCCACACTCGTTTGAAGATCAAGCCAAGCGGATTGAAAGCAGGCGCGATGGACGTTGCAGATGAGGGCAAGGACAAGAACGCTTTCGCCGGCGCTCATGGCATCTTGCTTGAGTTCGTCGTGGACTGGAGCGGCAAAGGCAGTGACATCCTGAGCAGCGTGCAGAAGTCGTTCCAGCTGTGTGATGAGTTCGGCTACAAATCGTTCCAATACGACGAGGACGGTCTTGGTGCTGGCGTCAAGGGCGACGCTCGCATCATCAACGAGGAGCGAGTCAAGAAGCGTGGTGTGGATTCGAAACTGCAGGTGATCCCGTTCCGTGGTAGCGACGCAGTCGTTGATCCTGATGCGAAGGTGCCAAACACCGACCGTACCAATCAAGACTTCTTCGCCAACCGCAAGGCGCAAGCCTGGTGGGACCTGCGTCAGCGATTCATGAAGACCTATCGTTGGATCGTTGACGGTGAGAAGTGCGACCCAGATGAGATCATCTCCATCGCACCTGATTGCCCGAACCGAGATCGATTGATCTTGGAGTTGTCGCAGCCCACATACACCTTCAACACAGCAGGCAAGATGGTAATCAACAAAACACCTGATGGCATGAAGTCGCCGAACCTCGCCGATGCGGTAATGATCAGGTACTCAAGCATGACTAAGAAGACTTTCAAGGTCACGGCCGCCGCGCTTGCAGCCATGAAGATAAGGAAATAGCAAATGAAAAAACTAGGACAGAAGCTGTATGTGCTGCTTGTCAGGTTTGGTCTGATGAAGATGAAGCCTGAGATGCCGAAGGTCCCTGAGATCGAGAAAGATCTTGGACCCAAGGAGAAGGAGCTGCGTGAGGAGCTGGCACGCCGCATGAAGCTGGCCATCAACAAGCTGAAGAGCGAGGCACAAAGCAAACAGGACGACGTCATCACGAAGAAACTGACGTGGACCGTGCCGAAGCCGCCGCCTGGTGTCGTGCCCAAGGATGCGAAGCTGGCCATGGACGCAGCGATGGACGGCTACGGTGAGTGGGTGATGGGGTATAACATGTTCGCTGAGGGCCAGGCTTTCCTGGGTTACCCTTATCTGAGCGAGCTGGCCCAACGTCCTGAGTACCGCGTCATCAGCAGCACATGGGCTGAGGAGATGACTCGCAAGTGGATCCGCATCACCTCCACTGGTGACGATGAGATCAAGACCAAGGCTGACAAGATCAAGAAGCTGGAAGACGCGATGAAGCGTTTCAACATCCAGCAGTTGTTCAAGGATGCCATTGAGAAGGACGGCTTCTTCGGTCGCTCGCATGTCTACATCGACCTTGGTGTGGATGAGAACAACGTCGAGGAGCTGAAGCAATCCATCGGCAACCTGAAGAACCTGGATCTGACGGCCAAGGCCAAGGTGCGCAAGGGCAAATTGAAAGGCTTCAAGCTGGTCGAGCCTGTGTGGACTTATCCCAATGCCTACAACTCCACGAACCCGCTGGCACAGGACTTCTTCCAGCCCAAGACCTGGTTTGTGATGGGCAAGGAAATCCACACCACTCGCATGCTGACCTTCGTCGGTCGCCCTGTGCCTGACCTGTTGAAACCGATGTATGCGTTCGGCGGCCTGAGTCTGTCGCAGATGTCCAAGCCTTATGTGGACAACTGGCTCCGCACCCGTCAGTCAGTGAGCGATGCGATCAGCAACTTCTCCATCATGGTTCTGCTCACTGACATGAGCACCATGTTGCAGCAAGGTGCGACGCTGGATTTGGTGACTCGTGCGGAGTTCTTCAACGCAGCCCGCGACAACCGTGGTCTGATGATTGCGGACAAAAACGCTGAGGACCTGAAGAACGTGTCGATGCCGCTGTCTGGCCTTGATCACCTGCAGGCACAGTCTCAGGAGCACGTCTGCTCCGTGTCGCAAATCCCGCTCGTGAAGTACACGGGCCTCTCGCCTTCTGGCTTGAACGCCAGCAGCGAGGGTGAGATCAAGGTGTTCTACGACAAGGTGAAAGGTTCGCAGGAGGCACAACTCGACGACAAGATGCAGATCGTCCTGAACCTGCTGCAGCTTAACGAGTTCGGTGAGATTGATCCTGAGATCGGTTTCGTTTGGAACCCGCTCGAGGAAGAAAGCACCAGCGAGCAAGCCACCACGCAGAAGACCCAAGCTGATACTGATTGCGCCTACATCGACCGCGGTGTGCTGAGCGCGCAGGAGGTTCGCGTCAAGCTGGCAGCAGCTCCTGACTCGCCATATGCGTCGCTCGGCACCTCGAAAGAGGCGTTGCCTGAGGTCCCTGGCCAGGAAGAACCTGGATCTGAGACCGATGAGAGCGGCCAGTCGTTGCTGGAGCAGATGACAGGTGGCGGTGGTCCTGACGATCAAGGTGGTGGAGGTGCGCCTCAACTACCGGGAAAGTCTAAGCCTGGCGAGGATGCCAACGAGAATCACGGCACGAACGGACAGTTCACCTCGTCAGGCGGTGAGCATGGTACCACAAAGCCGGAGAAGAACTCCAAGTTCCACATGCATGACTATGGTGACTGGGAGCCGGCTGACAAGGATCAAGACACCACCAACACGATGTATAAGTACGGGCTGCAAGCTTCGCATCAACGTAAGTGCAAAACCTGCGGGACGAAGCAGTACCATGTCGGCGGCCATGACGGCGCGATGGAGATGACTGAGGACGAGATCATGAAGTCCGCAGCATGCGACATCAAACCTAAGTGCACGCATGACGAACGCCTGGCCTATGACAACGCAGTTGGCGTGGTCTTTGCGATCATGGCGATGGATGAGAAGAAGTTCGATGAGAGCAAGCATCCGCGTGCCAAGAACGGCCAGTTCGGTTCTGGCGGTGGCGCAGCTGCTCCCAAGATGTCCTTCAGCGACACCATCACCAGCGTGCTCAAGGAGCATGGCTTCAAGATCAAGAAGGGCATGATCAACGGTGAGGAGACCAAGTGGTACGAAGGTCCTGGCGGCGTGAAGATCAGTGTCGGTCCTGCGACCACAGGTAAGAAGTTCACCAGCGCCTGGGTCTCCAACAAAGAAGGCAAGAAGGAGATCACTGGTCCCAACGCCAAGGCTCTGGTTGATCTGTTGACTCGTAGCGGCAGCAAGGCTGGAAAAGCAACGAGCGTGAACGTCGGCGAGGAAACAGGGGACAAAGCCTCCAAGATCTTGTCGAAGCACGGGTTCGATCCACTGCAAGCAGCTGATGTGATCGAAACTCCTGGCGGCAACCAAATCGGTATGTTCACCAAGAGTAAAGACACCTACGTGGCTGTGGTGCTGACAGGCAAGAACGCCGGCAAGTGGATCAGCAAATCGTCAGGCCACATGGCGAAGAACGGCGATGATCTGGATACGCTGGACAAGCTGATGAGCGGTGACAAAGGTGCGCTGAAGAAAACCACCAATCTGCAAGGTGGCGCAACTCCTGAGAACCTGGCGGATACAGGCAACCCATATGCTCCGCAGCCCGCAGCGAAACCTGCCGCAGCCGCGAAGAAGCCAAGCAGCACGAGCGAGGAAGGCGAGCATAAGGAGGTGACACTGACCAAGTCCCAACTATCCACGTTCCACGCTTTGAAGAAAGGACGGCCGACACCGACTGATGTTGAGTTGAAAGCGATCCGCAGTTACACCAACGGATCGTATAACGACATCAACAAAGGTCTGCGCCACACCACCACGTACGCGAAGCAAAGCACCACGGTGAAGAACCTGACCGAGTACCTCAACAAGTGCTCGCTTCCCGAGGACGCCACGCTGTACCGTCGCGTGTCTGGTGACTACGCAAAGATCTTGAAGTCCATCCTCTCCAAGGGTACGGTCTTCGTCGATCACGGCTTCGTCAGCATGTCCGCAGGTTCCAATAAGTGGAGCGGCGACCTGACGATGAAGATCAAAGCACCCAAGGGATCGAAAGCCATCGCAGTCGGCGACATCGGATCCCATCCGAGCGAGTGGGAAATCACAGGTCAACGTGGTTCTCGGTTCAAGATCACAGGTTTCAATCGCAACACTCAGGAGATCGAGTGTGAGCTGTTGCCGCCTGAAGAGGACTACTTCAAGTAAGGAGCAATCATGGCAAATGAAAAGAAGAAAAGCACTGGTGAGCACGAACCAGGTGAGGGTGGTGAGAACCGCTTCACCTGGGGCGAAGGCGACATCGAGGTAACCGAGCAAGGCACCGGAGAGAAACTGGACTTCGGTGACGATGATGAAACCAAAGACAAAGGAGAAGGCAAATGAAGAAGCTGTTCCTCGCACTTGGCCTGCTGTTGATCAGCAGCGCCGCCATGGCTGAATGCTACCCAGCCGCAAACGGCAACGCCAACGTGCCGCCATGCGCCGCAGTGAACTCGTACGTGAACGGCTCCAACAAGAGCCAGCCTGTGACGGCATCCACACCGCTGCCTTCGCAGCTCAACTTCCAAGCAGCTGGTGGCGCAGCTTCGGCTGTCACGCAAACGACGCCGCTGCCCACTGAGACGCGGAACGTGCTGGCCTCGTACTCGTATCAAGCGGCTGACGTCACGCCGGCTGCGACAGCGACTGATGTGATGTGCCTTGTCGACTCGGCCACGAAGACCATCAAGCTGGTACGTGTGCAAGCCTCAGCTGATGCAACTGGTGCGGCGGTTATCGACCTGTATGTGTACAAGCGAACTGCCGCGAACACCGGCGGCACCGCAACCCAGCCGGCTCTCACGAAGCTGGACTCAGCTGATGCAGCAGCGACTGGTGTCATCAACCTGTACAGCGCAAACCCTTCTGCCCTCGGCGCGGGGACATTGCTGGTTGGTGATCACTACGAAATCCCGGCAGTGACTGGCAACACCTACGCATCGCCTCCCTGGATCGAGGACTTCGGCAATCACAACGCCAAGGCCCTGATCCTTCACGGCACCAGTGAGCAGGCATGCTTCAGTCTTGGTGGAGCAACGCTGCCCGCTGGTCTCAACGTCTACATGCGGTTCGAGTGGACTGAGGAGTGATGAAATGAAGGATGGGATAACATTCGCACCCGCATATGTCGCCTTCTATCCTCACCTGGCGCAAATCGCACGGGACAATGGTTACTCACTCGGCATCCATGGTAGCGTGGGCAGGGATCGAGGCAGCGACTTTGATCTGATTGCCGTGCCATGGAGCACGGATGCCTGCTCACAGTACGAGCTGATTGAGGAGTTTGACAAGTACATCATGAAGATCATGCCACACGGCTTCATGGACTTCGTCGGCTGGGACAGTGAGATGAAACCAACCCTCAAACCGCATGGCCGCCTGGCGTGGAAGCTGCAGCTCGGCAATGGTGCCGCGCTCGACATCAGCGTGCTGCCGCCAGCGATGTAGGAGAAGACAATGGCAACACGGACAACTGTTCTACGGCCTGTCCACCCGAATCGCGATCTGGAGGCGGCATATCGCCGCAGGTTGGAAGCCATGATCGACGCGATGCATCGCAGCATCATGTGGTGGCTGGTGTCAGGCTACAAGAAGAACGAGCCGGCCACCACCTTGGCGATGGACGCCTCGTCTGCTGTGGAGCTGGGCAAGATCATGGCGAAATTGCGCCGCTACTGGTTGCGCAAGTTCAACGAAGGTTCGCAAGATCTTGCTAAGTACTTCGCTGATGAGAACAAGGACCACACCGACACGATGCTCGAGCGCATCCTCAAGGAGTCGGGCATGGCCATCAAGTTCAAGACCAGCGCCGCGGTGAATGACGTGCTGCAAGCCTCGATCAAGGAGAATGTTTCCCTGATCAAGAGTATCGCACAGCAGCACCTCAACGAGGTCGAGGGCTTAGTCATGCGGTCAGTGCAAGCTGGTCGCGATGTCGGCGGTCTGGCCAAGGAACTTGAGCGCAGGTACGAGATCACGAAGAAGCGGGCGAAGTTCATCGCACGAGACCAGAACAGCAAGGCGACCGCGAGCATTACCCGCGTGCGCCAGCATGAGGCGGGTATCACTGAAGCCAAGTGGCTGCACAGTCATGGAGGCAAGGAACCGCGCCCCAACCACGTCGCCATGAGTGGCCACGTCTACAAGATAGCCGAGGGAATGTGGGATCCTGATGCAGATGGCAAAGGCAAAGGCCGCTACATCTTCCCCGGTGAGTTGATCAACTGCCGATGCGTTTCACGAGCGATCATTCCCGCTCTTACCTAGGAGGTTCGAATGAAAAAAGCAGTGATGGCGATGGACGACGCAGCCATCCTCAAAACGCGTCACACACTGGACACGATGGCCTTGGACAGGGCATCAGTTCGTGATTACGATGGTGATGGACGGCTGCATATCAGCACGGCCCACATCAGCAAAGCGAATGTGTGTCCTTACCGCGGTTCTGAGATACCCAATGCTGAAGAGCTGGGTCTCGATCCGAACAAAGTCTATCAACTGCTCCGTGATCCGGAGGAGTTGAAGAAGGCTGCACCCACACTGAACAACCTTCCGTTGTTGTTCGAGCATCAACCTGTCTCCGCAGCCGATCCGAAGAAAGATCTCGTCGTCGGCAGCACAGGCACTGATGCGGAGTGGAATGCGCCGTATCTCGACAACAGTCTCGTGATCTGGGACAAAGAGGCCGTTGACGGCGTCGAGTCCAACGAGAAAAAAGAATTGTCGGCTGGTTACTACTACACGGCCGATATGACCCCTGGTACTTACGAGGGCGTCGCATACGATGGTGTGATGCGGAACATTCGCTTCAACCACGTTGCACTTGTGGTAGAAGGTAGAGCTGGCAGCGATGTCGTTGTCGGCGATTCAATGGAGAACTTAACTATGAACCGTAATAAACACATGTCGCGCAAAGCGGCCATGGCGAAAGGCGCCATTGTTGCATGCCTTCAACCACGCCTCGCGCAAGACGCCAAGCTGGACATTGCTCCTCTCATGGTCGGTGTGAAGCACTCCAACTGGGGTGAAGCCAAGGGCAAGATCATCGCCGGCCTGCGCAAGACCAACGTGAAGATGTTCAAGGACAAGCCTGCGATGGATGCCGGCCTGGAAGACGTCGTGAAGTTGCTCGACTCCCTGGATGGTGAGGATCCCGATACGGCGGAAGATGCCGAAGGTCCGGATGCCAACCAAGAGGGTGCGAACGCCGAAACCACCGGCACCGGCAAGGGTGAAGACTCCCCCGTGGAAGCTGTCCTGCAGATGCTGAAAGGCAAGATCAGCGACGAGGACCTGGCGCAAGTGGCCGAATTGCTGAAAGGTGCTGCAGGTGACGATGCCGACGGTGACGACGATGTCGAGCAGTTCATCGCCAAGATCATGGCTGCCCTGGGCAAAGGTGGCGGCGAGCCTGGCGGCGAAGACGAAGACCTGGAAGCCGGCAAGGGTGGCACCGAAGGTGCTGGCAAGGAGAAGGTCGAAGGCGTGGGCAAGGCTGCGATGGACGCAGCTCTGAAGCGCACCAAAGGTGAATCGGTGGCCGCAGCTGTTGCTGCAACCGTCAAGCACCTGAGCGATCTGCACGAAGCCGAGCGCATCGTGAAGCCGCTGGTCGGTGAAGTGCTGGGCATGGATTCTGCTTCGTCCGTGTACCGCATGGCACTGGATCAGAAGGGCGTCGATGTCAAGGGCGTGCATCCGTCCGCCTACAAGTCCATGGTGCAGATGCTGCTGGCCAAAGGTGGCAACACCGAGGGCGGCGCACACCAGGGCAACAAGGCCAAGATGGCAGCCGACGCAGCCGCAACTTCCCGCTTCAAGGAGATGTTCCCTGAAGCAGGCGCAGTGAAGCAACTGGGCTAAGGTAGCAGCAGCCTCGTGCTTCTGTAGCCAAACGCATTTTCAACATCTCTAAGGAGACAACTATGTTTCAGAAACAAGTCAACGTTTTCCCGGCACCAGCCGTAGCAGGTGACTTCGCTTCGGCGAATCCCCGCGCAACTGTGCTCGCCGGTCCCGGTGCGATGATCGCCGGTTCCGATGTTCCCGACGGTCTCACCCAAGCTGGTGTGCTCGTTGCCCGCTTTGCGTGGGCTTCGCCTGCTTCTGCAATCGACCAGGTATCTGGCGAGGTGCAAGGCGCAGTGAGCATCAACAACACCGGCGTCGGCGCTCCCACGGGCTTCATGCACCGCGAGCAACAAGGCCTGATCACCGTGTTCCTGCAAGAAGCCACCGAGCTGGTGCCTGTCGGCCTGCCCGTGACCTTGCACAGCGCGGGCGACTTCTGGGCTGTGAACAGCAGCGCAGGCACCACCTACGTCGGCCAGGCCGTCTACGCCATCAACAAGAACGGCAAAGCGTATCCCGCTGATGCCGCTCCGACCGATGCAACCCTGACCACCATCACCGTGGCAACCAACACCGTCGGCACTGCCGGTGGTTCCGTGGCGCTGAACAGCTTCACTGGCTCCATCGCCGGCACCACGCTGACTGTGTCCGCCATCGGTACCGGTGGTCTGTACGTCGGCCAAACCCTGACTGGCACCAACGTCGCAGCTGGCACCACGATCGTCAAGCAGCTGACCGGCACCGCTGGCTCCACCGGCACCTATCAGGTGAACATCAGCCAGACCGTCGCGTCCACCACGATCACCGGCTCCGGCGCATGGATGACCCTGACCGTCATCGGTTCGGGCTACTTCCTGGCCGGCCAGACTATGAGCGGCGGTACCAACGCCTTCACCGCTGGCGCGTACATCCTGGAGCAAGTGAGCGGCACGCCTGGCGGTGTGGGTGCTTACGTGGTTCTGGGTCAACCGACCGCACTGGCCTCCATCGCCACCGCAACGGGATCCGGCGCTTACATGACCGTGACTGCAGTTACCGGCACGATCAACGTGAACGACACCCTGACCACTGGTGGCACCCACACCGGTACCGTCCTGCAGCAAATCGACGGCACCGCTGGTGACACTGGCCACTACTGGATCAGCAACGCCGCAGCTGCTGGCGACACCTCCGGTGCCGTCTACGCAGGCACGCTGACCAAGTGGAAGTGCATGTCGGTCGCTGGTCCCGGCGAACTGTTCAAGATGTCCTCCTGGGCACTGGGCTAATCAAGCCTGATGAACAACTGATTGCCGCTGCTTGGTCGTAGCGGCGACCAGATTTTTTCTCATTCATAGAAAGGAAACACTATGTTACAACGTGACCCAATGTTTGATGCCCTCGCCCGGGACTATGGCATCATCCTGCCCGAAGCATACCAGATGTACCCCATGGGCATGGACGAACGCCTGGCGATGGACGCGCAGCCGCCCCTCGTGACCGTCAGCAACGCCGGCATCCCCTCTTACCTGGCCAACTACATCGACCCCGATTTGATCAAGGTCCTCGTGACCCCGAACAAAGCGGCGAAGATCATGGGCGAGGCGAAGAAAGGTGACTGGACGACCGTGACCGCGACCTTCCCCGTTGTTGAACACACCGGTGAAGTTTCGAGCTACGGTGACTTCAACGAGAACGGCAGCACCGGTGCAAACGCCAACTTCCCGCAACGCCAAGCCTACCACTACCAGACCATGTCTCAGTGGGGCGAGAAACAGCTGGAAACCTACAGCCTGGCGAAGATCGACTACGCAAGCCGCATCAACATCACGTCGGCCATGGTGCTGGACAAGTTCCAGAACCAGACCTACTTCTTCGGTGTTGCTGGCCTCCAGAACTACGGTCTGCTGAATGATCCGAACCTGTCCGCACCCATCGCACCGGGAGCGAAGACCTTCAACAGCAACAACTCCGGTCCGTGGATCACCAACGGCCAAGTCACTGCGTTGCCGCAGGAAATCTACGCTGACATCCAGGCCCTGTTCCTGGAGTTGGTGAACCAGTCCGGCGGCTTGATCGAAATGGAAGACGAGATGATCCTCGCGATGTCGCCGGCTTCCAGCGTCGCACTGACCGCAACCAACGTGACCTTCGCGACCAACGTCTACGACATGCTGAAGAAGAACTTCCCCAACATGCGTTTCGAGACGGCCGCGCAGTACAACAACCCCAACGGTGCCGGCAACCTGGTGCAACTCATCGCGCCGAAAGTCGACGGCCAGGAAACTGGCTTCTGCTCCTTCACTGAGAAGATGCGTGCCCACGCAATCGTGCGTGACACCTCCAGCTTCAAGCAGAAGAAGTCGCAGGGCTCGTGGGGCTGCGTCATCCGTCAACCGTTTGCCATCGCGCAACTGGTCGGCGTGTAAGCATCACCAACCTGTAGCACCCTCACCAGGAACTGACGAGCCTGGTGAGGTTTTCATTTTGTCAATGCCACAACCACAAGGAGAAAGACCATGGCCGCAGGCAAAGACGGTGCCAAGACCACCGCTGCAAAAAAGTCTAGCACCACCAAAAAAGCTGGGAGCAACCGTGCCCGTTCCATCAACAACCCGGACTTCGTGACACCGGAATCCAAGAACACCGTGTCGGTTGGCTGCAAGCTGCCGCATGGAATGCACCTGGACATCCGTGTTCTCGGTCAACCAACGCGGCGCGTGACCCTCAAGGGCACGAACTCGTTGAACACCGGTCTGATCCGTGTCGCCACCATCGGTGGTTATGCGGTGACGGAGAACGTCCCGAAGGAGTTTTTCGAGGAGTGGATGCGACGCAACTCGGAGCACCCCGCTGTCAAGAACAACCTGATCTTCGCCCATGGCCAGCTGGCATCCGTGCGCAGCATGGCTAAGGAACTCGAAGACCAGGAGACCGGCCTCGAGCCGATCAACCCGACCGCACTTCCGAAAGGCGTGGAGAACGCTGACCGGAACTAAGTCGGTAACACCACAGTGCACCCTTCGGGGTGCTCTGTCCTATTCTTCACTGTGGAGTAAATGAACATGGTGACATTTGTATATGCTGACTGGGCGGCGCGATACCCAGAGTTGGCGACCTACGTCAACGCGCAGCAGGCCCAACTGTTCTTCAATGAGGCGCAATTGTATTGCGACAACACGACGAGCAGCCCTGTTGCCGATCTGACGCAACTGACCATGTTGCTGTACATGATGACAGCGCACATCGCTGCACTCAACGCAGCGTTGGGCAGCCCGTCTTCGCCACTGGTTGGTCGCATCAACAGCGCGACTCAGGGCAGTGTATCAGTACAGACGCAATTAGACATGCCAGCCGGATCCGCGCAGTGGTTTGCGCAAACCAAGTACGGCATTGCTTATTGGCAGGCGTCGGCGCAATTCCGTCGCTTCACCTATGTGCGGGGCAAGAGTCCATACGCTCGCATGGATCCATTCTCGCCATGGAGAAACACGAGGTGAGACATGGGCATCAAGATGAAGATGTCTGGTGGGGACAAGATGGAACAGTTCCTGCAAGAGCTGAGCGAGAAGATCTCGACTGGCGCTGTCCTCAGTGTAGGTTTCCCTGAGGGCGCTACTGAGGAGGACGGTACTCCCACCGCCATGGCGGCGGCAATGAACGAGTTCGGCCACACTGTTGAGGTGAAGCATCCGCACACTGAGATGGCAAATGGCCAGATGGTTGAGGTGATGGGAACATACTTCCAGGCACCACGACCGTTCTTCCGCAACATGATCAACAAAGGTTCCAAGCACTGGGGACCTGATCTTGGCAAGCTGCTGGTCGCATGCCATTACGATGCGCACATGGCACTTGATCAGCTAGGACATGAGATGGTTGGTGAGCTGGTCGAGTCGATCAATGAGCTGTGGACGCCACCGCTCGCACCGAGTACCATCGCTGCCAAGGGGTTCGACAAACCTCTGATCAACAAGGGTGACATGTGGAAGAGTGCCACCCACTTTGTGGAGGATGAAACATGAACCTGCTTCAAATCACTGCTGGCGTGGTGTCAGCTGTCAACCCGATGTTGGGCGTGACAGTGCGACTCAGCAATGGCTACACGCAGGATGCGAACTTCAAGCGCGTGCCTGCGTTCACTGATGTGCCAGCGATGGCGCAGGTGCAAGCATTGTCCTTCCGTGATATTCAGCAAATCGATGGATTGAACCTCAACGGTTCGCGTAAAGCGATCTACGTCGAGGGCAACATCGATGGTCTGGTGCGGCCTGACAAGAAGGGTGGCGATCTGATCGTCTTTCCCGACGGCACCACCTGGTTGGTGGCCATGGTTCTCGAATCATGGTTGAACAACCGCAATGACGGCACGACTGGATGGGTGAAAGTCGCTGCTACCCTGCAAAACGGAGCATAAGGAGAACATCATGCCAATTCATGAAGAAGATGGCGGCTATCAGTGGGGTGGACATGGCAAGGTCTACCGCGGTAAAGGTGCGAAAGTCAAAGCCGCCAAGCAAGCTGCAGCCGCCCATGCGCATGGGTTCCAAGGCGACGATCTGAAATCCGGATCTAGCCAGGAGACCATCAGCAAGAACATCGAGACGGAAATCAATCACGGCCACCCACCCAAACAAGCTCAGGCCATCGCGTACAGCAAATCGCGTGAAGGCAAGGATGTGCAACCGAAATATCCTGGCCGCGATCTCGATGCTGGTGACGCCAGCTGCGATTGCAACGTGTCAGCCCCAGCCGCCGGGGACAGCGGATGGCCAGGTAGGGTAGTCTGATGCAGCCCATCCTCATTGGTAATGAGGATCAAGTCTTCAGCATCCTGGGAAATTTTCTCAAGGGTGTTCTTGATCCTGCCGTGGAGATCGTCCGCGGTCAAGAAAACCGAGTGCCTGAACCCAGCGCCAGTGACTTTGTGGTGATGTGGCCGCTGACGCAAACGCGGCTTGCTACCAACGAGGAGACTGAGAATGACGTGGCTTTCACAGGTTCCATCAGCGGTACCACGCTGACTGTGTCAGCCATGATCGAAGGTGTGATCGTGAGTGGTGCCACGCTGTATGGTGTGAACATCCCTGATTCGCCTCCAGTTACCATTCAAAGTCAGCTGACAGGGACGACTGGCGGTGTGGGCACATATCAGATCTCGACATCGCTCACGGTGGCGAGTGAAACGATCCAGGCTGGTACAACCAATTCGCAACAGTCGACACAGCGGACATTTCAGTTTGATGTCCACGGTCCGAACTCAAGCAACAACGCGCAGTTGATTACCACGTTGTGGCGAAGCGAATATGGCGTGACGCAGATGGCGAGTCTTATCGCTGCTCTAACTCCGCCTGGCCAATTTGAGATGGCTCCTCTGTACGCAAATGATCCGCGTCAGATACCGTTCCTCAATGCGGAGCAGCAGTACGAGAACAAGTGGGCTGTGGAAGCAGTATTCCAAATCAACCCGATTGTTCAGACTCAACAGCAGTATGCAGGGAGTGTCAGCGTCGCACTCAAATCAGTTTCAGCCAACTATCCAGTTTAATAGGAGAATACTATGCTTAACACAGTCCCAGCAGATTATTTTGCCAAGGTCAATCCGGGTGTTCTGGCCGCCGGCGGCAATGGTCTTGCTCTCGTTGGCCTCATGCTGACCACCAGCACGCGGCCTCCCATCGGATCCGTGGTGTCGTTCGTGTCGCTGCTTGACGTGGGCAACTACTTCGGTACCTCGTCCGTTGAATACGCCGCTGCTGCGGTTTACTTCAACGGGTTCGACAACTCGCACATCAAGCCTGGCTCGATCAGCTTCGCGCAGTATCCTTCGACGGCTGTGGCCGGCTATCTGCGCGGTGGTCCCGTTGGCGCATCCTTGACGCTGGCCCAGCTGCAGGCGCTACCAATCGACACGTTGACCATCACGTTTGCCGGCACACCGCTCACCTCGGCGAACATCAACCTGTCGACTGCGACCAGCTTCAGCAACGCTGCTGCGCTCATTCAGGCTGCGTTCACGACACCTCCGTTCAGCGTCACGTATGACAGCATCGCCAAAGCCTTCGTGTTCACCAGCACCGCTACTGGCCACCTGGAGACCATCACCTACGCGACCAGCGGCGCAACCCTGGCTGCCTCGCTGATGCTGACCCAAGCCACTGGTGCCGTGCTGTCCCAAGGTGCCGACGCAACCACACCGACCGCGTTCATGAACAGCATCATCGCGCTCACCACCAACTGGGCGTCGTTCTGCACGTTGTTCAACCCGGACGTGAGCGGCAACGCAAACAAGAAGTTGTTCGCCGACTGGAACAACACGCAAGGCGACAAGTTCGTCTACGTGTGCTGGGACAACGACATCACCGCCACCACCACGGTTCCGGCCACGACCAGCCTGGGCTACTTGCTTGCGCAGGAGAACGCGAGCGGTACCTGCCTGGTCTACGATCCGAACAACACCTACCTGGCGGCATTCGTGTGCGGCCTCATCGCCTCGATCGACTTCACGCAGACCGATGGTAACATCAACCCTGCGTACAAGAGCCAGAGCGGCTTTGCCGCGACGGTAACGAGCGAAAGCGTGTTGAGCAACCTGGAGCAGAACGGTTACAACGCCATGGTGGCATCCGCTACCGCAGCGCAGGAGTTCATCTTCTTCTACCAGGGCAAGCTGACCGGCAAGTGGTTGTGGTTGCAGCCGTACGTGAATCAGATCTGGCTGAACGCTGCATTCCAGCTGGCACTGATGACGATGCTGACGCAAGAGCGTTCCATCCCGTACAACGCGCGTGGTCGTGGCAAGATCATGGGTACGCTCATGGGCCCAATCAACGATGCGCTGAACTTCGGTGCCATCCAGCCTGGCGTGACCCTGTCCGCCTCGCAGATTGCCAACGTGAACGCTGCTGCAGGTTTGCCCATCGACACCGCGTTGAGCAACCGTGGCTGGTATCTGCAAGTGCTCAATGCGACACCGGCTGTTCGCCAGGCTCGTGGTACTCCGCCTTGCAACTTCTGGTACACTGACGGCGGTTCGGTCAACAAGATCCAGCTGGCGTCCGTTGACCTGCTGTAATCAACCTACCATTTGAACAAGGAGCAATCATGGCACTTATCACAGCTGCAAATTCGGTGTTCACGCTCGGTGCGCGTGGCCTGTACGATGTCCCTGTGCACATCCAAGGCTACGCCGCTGACGATGCCTTCACGTCCGATGACGTGGAGTTCGCGGAGAAGTACATGGGCGTCGACGGATTCTTGTCCGCCGGCTATACGCCCTACATCGTCCCGCTGGACTTCACGTTGCAGGCCGACTCGCCGTCCAATGCGATCATGGATGCGATCATCGCCTACGAGAAGACACAGCGTGAGAAACTCATTCTCGATGCGACGATCATCATCCCCAGCATCGGGTTTGTTTACTCGTTCACGACCGGTTTCCTCGATCGTGGTCCCGTTCTCCCCTCTGCCGGCAAGGTTCTGAAACCGCGGAAGTATGCTATCGCGTTCCAAGACCTGTCCCCGGCTCCTGTATAAGGAGTGACTGAAACATGGCACGCAAAACTATAAAAATCCCACTAGAAGACCGCGGCGTCAAAAAGACATTTGTCCTCACGGAAATGTCCGCGGTCGATGCCGAAAATCTCGCACTGGAGTTGGCCTTTGCAATGGGCAGCTCCGGTGTGGAGATACCCGATGAACTCGCTGACATGGGCTTTGCCGGCCTGGCGAAACTTGGGTTGACCGCACTCAGCAAGATACCTTTCGAGAAGGCCAAGCCCATGCTTGATCGTCTCATGGCTTGCGTGGAAATTGCGCCCAATCCGAACAAGCCTGATGTCGTCCGCGCTCTGGTCGATGAGGACATCGAGGATCCCAAAACGAGGTTGATCCTGAAAAAGGAGGTGATCAAGTTACACCTGGATTTTTTGAACGCCGCCAGCCCCTCGACCTCGGCGTAGGCGGCGATGATCTTCCGTTCGTTCCATATCCGAATGTTCCGCTGATCATCGGCATCGTAGTGTCCTCTAAGTTGGCGACCATGCACGAACTGCAGACGGTCTACAGCTTGGAGGATGTCTACAACTTCCTTGAGATCTTGTCAGTTGACTCCCACAACGAGCGCATGCTGATAAGGAGAGCACAAAATGGCGAAAACAATTATTGACAGCTTGTTGGTGACGCTGGGCCTGTCCAATACCGACTACAAGAAGGGAATGGACGAGGCGAACAAGATTCGCGATGACTTCGATGCGAAGAACGCGAAGAGCGGCCGCAAGAACGACGCGGATGAAAAGAAGCGGCGTGATGCGGAGAAGAAAGCTCACCAAGAGGAGATGCGACGCCGCAAGGAATCGATGGAGGCGGTCAAGAAGTTCAAGAACGAACTGCTCAGCTTTGCCACATTGTTCACCGCGGGTATGGGCATCCTCGCCTTCGCTGAACATACCATCACGGCCACCGCCTCGCTTGGTCGGCTATCTGACAACACCAAGATGAGCGTAGAGGACCTGGCTGGTCTTCAATATGCCATGAAAGGCGTTGGCGGGACAGCCGAGGGAGCCTCAGCCGCGGTCGATAAGGCTGCCATGGCTGTTGCATCATTCAAGACAGGCATGAGCAATCAGGCGGTTTCTGGCTTGTTCACGGCAGCTGGTGGAACCAACGTCGATCTGAAGGGTGCATTCAAGGACACCAAGTCGTTCTTGCTTGCCCAGGCTGACGTAGTCAACGCGCTCTACAAGCAGGACCCAACCACGGCTCTGCTCAAGGCGCGGCAGATGATGGGCATCGATCCTGAGACCTTCAACCTGCTCAAGCTGGGTCGCGAAGAGGTTGAGAAGCGCATCGCGATGGGTGCCAAGATCACGGGTATCAACCGTGCGCAGGCTGACGCCGCACAGATGGCGCAGATGGAATGGAACAACCTGTCAGCCAGGTTCGCTGCCATTGGTCGCGAAGTTCTCTTCCCAGTGTTGAAAGCCATCTCTGACTGGATGTCCAAGCATCGCAAGGACATCAACGCGTGGATTCACGGGTTGTCGAAGGCGATCAACGAGGTTTCACCTGAGGCACTGGAGAAAGTCGGCAAAGCGGTCGATTACATCGTCGAGGGTATCAAGTTTGCTGTCAAGCTGCTTGCCGCTCTTGGTGGTGCGATGGGCGAAGCTGCTGGCTGGGTTGCCACCACGTTCGGTACGACTGGAAATGACCTCAAGTTCAACAAAGATCTTGCAAATGAGAATGCGCAGGTCAAGGCATACTGGGCGAATCGTGCTGCAGCCATCAAAGGAGGCGGTGAGCAAAACACTGTCCACATCGAAAATCTGAACCTGCATACTCAGGCAACTGACGGCCCTGGTGTAGCGAAGGACTTCTCGAAGAACGTCAAACGCTACATGCCGTCACGAACCATGCAGGCTAACTCAGCGGGGTGATAAATGCCTTTCCCAAATTTACCTGGAGTGCCATCGCTCAAGGGATACAGTGGCGTGGCGGCAGTGGGAACACTGGCCGCCAGAGGCATCAGCAATCTCCTCAATTCGCTGAAGCCTCACTGGGGAATCTACGACTCCACCGGTAAGAAGAAGGTTCTGGATCCCGATAGTTTCCTGGGCATTGAGTACAAGACTGAGTTCAACGTCTCCAACTTTCCTGTTGAAGGCGGCAAGCTGGCCTCGTACAACAAGGTGCGATTGCCATTCAACGCCAGCATTCGTGTAGCGAAGGGTGGTAAGGACACCGACCGCAGCAGCTTCTTGCAGACGCTAGAGTCTCTGAAGGCTTCGTTGGATTTGCTGACGATCGTCACGCCGAATGCAACATACCAGAATGTGAACCTCACCAGCTTTACCTACAAGCGTGAGACTAACAACGGTGCATCGTTGATCATCGCGAGCATCAATCTGGTGGAGATCATGACGGCTACGACCACGCAAAGCACGAACAACACCACAACGCCACCTGACGCTACTGCCACGACACCGAATGCTCAGGCATCCGTTGATAACGGCATGTGCCAGCCCAACACGCTGGCCACGCCATACACAGGGTTCAAATAATCATGCAGACAATACCGATCAAATCCGTGCCCAATCAGGTATTGACGGTGATGCTGGCAGGACAATTGACGAAGATCGAACTCAGCACGAGTTCGGATGGGTTGATGTATGCATCCATCTACCTGAACGATGCGGCTATCGTCACAGGCATCATCTGCCAGAATCTGAATCGTCTCATTCGCGACGCCTACCATGGTTTCGCAGGAGATCTTGCCTTCTATGATACGCAGGGAAGCAATGATCCCACATACGACGGTTTGGGTGTGCGCTATCAGTTGACTTACCTGACCGCAGCTGAGGTGGCGGCACTATGACCACCACGCAAGAGACGAACAAATTCGTCAATCGCTACCTGACATTCATCATCGGCTTGGGCACGGGCCAGATGGGTGATGGTGAACCTGGCAAGTACTACACGCTCGAGAACTACAGAGCGCAGGTCCACATCGCAGCGTACGGCGGCGAAACACAAGGCGAAGCCACCGTGCGAATCTTCGGTGTTGGTGATTCGTTAATCAACAAACTCACCACCATCGGCCCCATTCAATGGCAGGTGAGAGCGAAGAACTCGATCCAGATCTTGGCTGGCGATGATCCAAAGGCACTGACCACGATCTACAATGGCACGATCCAGACAGCGTACGCGGACCTCAACAACTCGCCTGATGTCTCACTTGAGATCACGGCCATCTCCGCTTCTGTAGCGGCGTTGCAGCCGGCCACGCCCACGACCTACAACAAGGATTCAGTGAAGGTAGTGGACATCATGCGATACTTCGCCAACAAGTTGGGATGGCAATTCGAGAATGTGGATGTGGATGCTGTGCTGTCCTACCCCACGTTCAATGGTTCTTATCTGGATCAGATCAAGTCCTGCGCCTACGCAGCTGACATCGATTATGCGACGGACAACTTCACGCTGTCCATCAAAAAGCGCATGAGCCATTTTGGTAACACACCTGTGGTAATCAGTCCACTGACGAACATGGTTGGTTATCCGACCTTGAGTTCGAACGGTCTGCTCGTCAAATCACTGTTCTTGCCGTTGATTCGGCAAGGCGGCCAGATTGAGGTGAAGGACAGCATCCAGCTGGCTGCCAACGGTAAGTGGACCGTGAACATGGTTGAGCATAATCTCGACAGCTTGGTGCCGAACGGTAACTGGTTCACTTCATGCGGAGCATTTGCAGATGGCCTCTCCTGACATCCCAGAATTTGGACTGCAAGGTGCAGCTCGCCCATCTGACTTCTCCGGCGACTACAACTCGTTGCTGTTCACCATTCGGCAGGTGCTGGCCAAGGTGAATGTAGCAACGATGGTGAAGGTCGTTGCTGTGAATGGTTCAGGTTTGAATCCAGTGGGTTACGTGAACGTCCAACCGTTGGTCAACCTGACAGATGGTTATGGCAAGGTGTCGTCAGCCGGCGTGCTGTACAACATCCCTTACTTGCGGTTGCAGGGTGGTGCCAATGCAATCATCATCGATCCACAAGTTGGAGACATTGGTATCTGTGTGTTTGCCGACAAAGACATCTCGTCGGTGAAGAAGAACAAAGCCCAATCCAATCCCGGATCCAGGCGCAGGTTCGATGTTGCTGATGCATTGTATCTGGGTGGAGTTCTCAACGGCACCCCGAATCAATACGTCAACTTCAGCACTGGTAAGATCGAGATCGTCGGCACTGGTGAGATCGACATCACCGGCCCCACGAAGGTGAACATCAACTCGCCGTGGATAAATCCCAGCAGTTGGGTTGGTCTCATTGCTCCATTTGCGATGGGTGCGGTACCACAAGGTTGGCTTGCCTGTCCCACAGCGCAGACGCTGGTGAGCACGACAACCTACGCTGATCTGTTTGCGGCCATTGGCTACACGTGGGGCGGAAGCGGAGGCAGCTTTGGCTTGCCGTACTTCGAGCCTGGCTACACGATACTCAGCGGTGTGGGCGTAGGTGTGGTGTCGCACGGTAAGGTCAAGGACCACACGCATCCCTATACTACGTACGCCGCCCTCACGGTGCAGACAGGTAGCAGCACACCATGCTGGACAGGTACGCAAACTGTTCAGACTGGAAATCCAGCATCGCCTGAAGGTGGGCCAGACAACTTGGCAGCTGGTCGTGGCGTGCAGCTGTGTGTTAAATACTAGGAGGAATCGATGGACACACTTCTTCTGGACCCAGTTGCCTGGGACCTTCTGGTGGATTCGAACGGCAACATCGCCATGGCGTCCAACCCGTACTCGATTGCGCAAGACGTGGCAAGCGCGATCAGGTTGTTCGCTGGTGAGTTGTACTACAACACCAGCAAAGGTGTACCGTACTTCGACGCCATCCTCGGTCAAAGCAATGCCGCAGCTGCGATCAAAATTCAAGTGGAGAAGGCTGCAATGACAGTGCCTGAAGTTGTTCAGGCACGATGCACCGAACTTTACAACACGGACAACGTGTGGACCGGAACGGTTGAGATAATCGACCAGACTGGCGCGGCTCAGAACATCCAATTCTAAGGACACAGACATGACAACCAAAGTTCCAGGAATTTCCTTCACCGCCACGGGTCCCACCGCGCCAGCTGATGCTGACATCTTGGTTGGTGTCCAACAAGACATCAACGCAGCATTTGGTGGCAACCTGAACAGCTCGTTGGAGACGCCGCAAGGTCAACTCGCATCGGCTGAAGCAGCTGTCATCTCGGCTGTGTACTCAGCCATGCTTTACCTGGTCAACAACGTCGATCCAGCGTATGCATCAGGCAGGTTCCAAGATGCCATTGGTCGCATCTACTTCATGTCGCGCAATCCACCTCAAGCCACGTTGCTTCAGGTAACTTGCGCCGGTTTGTCTGGTGTAACCATCCCCGCTGGTGCCCAGGTCGTGGATCCGGGTGGGAACATCTACACCTGCACAACCAATGGCATCATTCCAGTCGGTGGTACGATCAACCTGCCGTTCCAAGCCAATGTCGCTGGTGCCATCGCTGTTCCCACGAGCGTGAGCATCTATCAGACCATCAACGGCTGGGACAGCGCAACGCTCCTGAGCGGCGTAGAAGGCCGTGATGTGGAGAACCGTGCGACATTCGAGGCGCGTCGCCAGGCTACGGTAGCAGCCAACTCAAACAACCAGAACTCGGCTGTCCTGGGCGCTGTCCTGAAGGTCTCTGGCGTGCTCTCGGCGTTCGTCATGGACAACGGCAACGCCTACCCCATCGCCGGCAACCCTGCCACCACAGTGAGCGGTTCCATCACGGGCACAACGTTGACCGTCGCGTCGGGCACTGGTGTCAAGGTTGGTCAATTTGTGAGTGGTGTAGGTGTAGCCAACGGTACCTACATTGTGAGTCTTGGCACTGGTACTGGCGGCACCGGTACCTACAACGTGAACATCAACCAGAACGTGCCGACTGAAACGCTTCAGCTTGGTGGAGTGCAAGTGAAATCCAACTCCATCTATGTGTGCGTGTCTGGCGGTGCCGCTGCCGATGTAGCTGCTGCGATCTTCAGCAAGAAGAATCCTGGTTGCGGCTGGACAGGTAACACCGTGCAAACGGTTTATGACACAAGTGCACCTTATGGTTCACCTGGTATTCCATATCAGATCTCGTTCCAAACTGCTGTGAACGTCCCGATCTTCTTTGCGGTGACGATCAAGAATAGCCCCTCCGTCCCGTCTAACGCCACGGCCCTGATACAACAGGCGATCGTCGATGCGTTCGCGGGCGTGGACGGAGGTCTTCCCGCGTGGATAGGTGTGGCGATGATCAACAGTCGCTTCATCGCTCCTATCATGGCTCTTGGGCCATGGGCGCAGTTGATCTCGGTGCTGCTCGTGTCGAGCACGTCCACTCCAGATACGGTCTTCACCGCCAGCATCAGCGGCACTGTGATGACAGTGTCTGCGGTGGCGTCTGGCACGATCAGCGCTGGCATGGGCTTGGTTGGAACGAATATCGCAGGTGGCACTACGATCGTGCAACAGTTGACTGGTACGCCAGGCGGTGCTGGTACCTACTCGGTCAACACGTCGCAAACTGCCGCCAGCGGTACAGTGGATGGACTTCTGGTCAACAAATTCCAGGAGACCATCGGCATCGACCAAATGCCGATCACCTCAGCGGCATACATTTCCATCACCCTCATCTAAGGAGAAGCACTATGAAGAAGTTCAAGTGGTTGGTAACAGCGTTGCTGATTGCCTTCGCGTCGTCCACGTTCGCAAGCAGCAACAGCAATCCTGGTTTGTACTACGGCCAGGTTCCCACGGCAGCACAGTGGAACAGTTACTTCGCCGCCAAGCTGGACTACATTCCCGGAAACGCGAACTACATTCCGTACTGGGATGGCAGCGGCAACTTGCTGAGCGCAGCGGTGAGTGGTGACTGCACGGCGGTCGCTAATCTGTTCACCTGCAATACGACCAGCTCTCACAACCTGTATGGTGGTGCTCTCGGTTCGTTCCCCTACCAATCAGCAGCAAACACCACCTTGTTCCTCGGTGGCAACGCCGGTACGCAACCATCCTTCGTGACGAGCACTGGTACTGGTGCCGCAGCTCAAGCACCAACGCTAACATCGTCCACCGGATCCGGTGTTGTGGTTCTTGCGACCGCTCCGTCATTAGCTGGCACGGTGAACTTCAGTGGTCAGATCAACTCCACCGTTGCAACTGGTACTGCGCCCTTTGCGATAGTCTCCACGACGCCGGTGGCAAATCTGAGCATTGGTGGAAATGCCACTACAGCAACCACAGCGACAAATATCGCGAGTGGTGCAGTTGGTTCCGTTCCGTATCAGACAGCAGCGGGCACAACTACATTCCTGACTGGTAACACGAGCACTACACCAGCTTTCTTGACAAGCACCGGTACTGGTGCGGCTGCCCAGATTCCAACCTATACGACATCGACTGGTACGGGTAGCGTGGTTCTGTACAGTTACCCGACGTTCAATGGCGGCATCATGATCCCTGGTGTGGTGAAGTACAACCACGTGGACACCTTCACCGCTGGACGCAACATAAACACCGGCACTGTGTCTGACACATTGGCTGCTGGCGTGGCATCCACCTTCGAATCGGCAAATACCGCGGCCGGTGCTTTCACTATCACCATCGCAGCTCCGATTGAGGACGGCGAGCGCCGGCGCATCTGCTTCAAGAACGCGACTGGTGTGATCACCTGGACTGTGACAGCGCCTGCTACCGCCACTGACGGTTTGCCTACAACGGTATCAGCAGGCGGGTGCGTGGAGATGATCTACAATTCAGTGGCAGGAACTCCACCCAACTCCGCGGCCACTACCTGGTACGTGTACTAAACGGAGACCAACCAAATAATCACTAGGAGCATAACGTGACCCAACCCAATGGAATTGGACAATTTGCAATTGGCGTCAGTCAAATCGGTGAACCACCAAAATTTGACTTCAACAAAACTGTCATCGCGCAATATGCCAACTCGCCCATCATCTACGCGATGATGCAGAGTTTTGCGGAAGCCCTTGATCAGTCTGCAACCATGGAGAATTTCCTGGATGCAATCTGGGACATTGAAACAGCCTTTGGTTATGGGCTTGACCTGTGGGGCAGGATCGTTGGTGTGAGTCGCGTTATCCCTGTTCGTCAAGGCCAGTTCTTCGGTTTCCATGAAGCTGGCGATTTGAACGGCGGCAACTTCGGTTCTGACAACCCGTTCTATCAGGGCCAGGAGCTGACCAGCAACTACTATCTCTCAGACTCCGCTTTTCGCCTGTTGATCTACGCGAAGGCGATGGCGAATCTGTCGGATTGCTCGATCCCCAGCATCAACCAGATCTTGCAAGCCTTGTTCCCGAACCGCGGTAAGGCTTATGTCCTGGACAACCAAGACATGACCATGAACTACGTGTTCGACTTTCCGCTGACACCAGTGGAGGAGTCGATCGTGTACAACCCCGGTGTGCTGCCTCGCCCATCTGGCGTGTTGCTCAACTTGCAGCTGCTGGTGCTTTTCAACTTCCTGTTCCCCAACGTGTATCCGTCGCCTGGCCTGTTACAGGCCCACTTCGATGGCTTGGGCAACGGGCTGTTCGAGACAACCGTGGGCGGTGACACCACCGCCTACACCACCACAACTACCGGCAACAGGATCGTGATCCCCGCCGGTAATGGTGGCACTGCTGTAACCTGGATTCGTGCAGTATGGCTCACTACCGTGAAGCTGCGTTGGAACGGCTACATGGCCGACTTGGATCCGACTCAGACCCTTCCTGGTGCGAAGAACTACCTGGCCAACCAACAAGCTGATCTGAACAACTGGAGCTACGGCTACGGGGCGTCGTTCAACATAGTCGCTTCTGGCGGCGTGGTGACGAGCGCAACACCGGTTGGTGCTACCACCTCGTCGTGGGACATCTCCACCGGTACCTACACCAGCAAGTTCGCCGCCACTGGAACTCAGGATGCCACGCCTAACGGCATCGCGTTCTCCGCTGATGGCACGAAACTGTATGTGCTTGGTGGCACCAACAAAGCTGTCTATCAGTACACGCTGAGCACCGCATGGGATGCTTCCACCGCTACCTACGCCAGCAAATCGGTATCGGTCAGTGCGCAAGCATCGAATCCATGGGGCTTGACCTTCAGCGCTGATGGTTCGAAAATGTATGTCACAGACCAAGGCACCTCCTCGGTCTATGAATACGGTTTGACCACCGCTTGGGATGTTTCCACCGCGTCCTACGCCAGCAAATCGATGTCCACCGCCACGCAGGATTCGAAGCCGCATGGCCTGGCGTTCGACTCCACTGGTACGATCCTCTATGTCGCCGGCTACAGCAGCGGCACGATCTATCAGTACACACTGACCACGGCTTATGATGTTTCCACCGGTACCTACTCAGGCAAGAGCCTGTGGACTGCTGGTACATCTGACACACCTGGTTGGTTGGCTTTCAAGCCTGATGGCACGAAGGTGATGTTCACTGGCGCATTCAGCCACATTGGCATGTCGTATGAGTGGACATTGGGAACCGCATGGGACATCTCCACCGGTTCATCTGGTTCGGCTGTCAGCTTCAACCTGGCTACACAAGATGCGACGCCCACCGGCTTCGCGGTGAATCCTGACGGCTCCACGTTCTACGCCGCTGGTACTACCAACAAGAGAGTGTATGAGTACACCTTTGGTTCCGCTGTTGGTGGTTCTGGCAAGGGCTACGCGGTGGGCAACATCGTACCGCTGAATGGCGGCAACAACGATGCTCACCTGACTGTTGCCACTGTGGATGCGAACGGCGCGATCTTGACCACCAGCGGTTTGGTCGGCGGCACTGGTTATACCACAGCGAATGGCGTGACCTGCAACTTGGCGGTGAACACGAAAACTGAAACCATCGTCACGTTACCGCAATCCATCGCGGACGCAACCTCGGTGCAGGTCTTCTACACCTACAAGAATGCGTTGCCCACGATCAAGGGCGAGGCATTGAGTGGTTGGCCTAACCTGCATTCATCGATCTCTGGAAAGGATTACGGCACCGCAAATGACGGTGACAACTACATCGCGCATGCGTTGTACTACGCCTACGCCGTGACCAGCAACGCGAAGTACAAGAACCTCGCTGACCGCATCATCGCAGCGCAGTTGTCCTATGGCTATGACATGGGGCAGAAGTATTCGTTCGACATGCCGTTGGAAGCGCAGCAAGCAACTGGCCTGTTCTACTACGCCAACTCACCGGCGACGTGGACCTGGGCAGTTGATCCACTGCCTGACAACTCTGGTTTGGTTGGTTTGCACGTGACGACAACCGTGGGAGCTGGATCCAGTGGTTGGGGTACCTGGCCCGTTTGGCCTGTGACTCCTACCACGCCGTTCAGCTCGATCTCGTTCGACTTCTGGGGTGATGGCTCGAGCAACAGCATCCAGTTGTCCACGAACATCCACGATCCGAGCGATGCTGCTGGTCAATATCTATACGGTTACCCATGCCTGCCTCTCAACTCAGGCACGAAGCGCACGTTCACGGTGACGCCCACGGACTTCTGGCAGACGAACAACGTGGTTCTGAACACCGACCGCACGAACTCCTACGCGACAGCATCGGGCGATGGCACCATCGCGCCCACCATGCTCAATCAAGTGGAGGACAACACCGGTCCGAGCGGGTATCATCGCTTCCAAGCCAAGCGGTTCACGTTCAATGTGTTGTCTGGTGGCGGCACCTACGCCGAATGCTATATGGGCAACAACAGCGCGTCGTTCAGTTCAGCCGGTACCGATCGTCTGAAGATAGATATGAACTCCAGCTTGGCGACGAGCGTGACGGTGACGATCAAGGACAGCGCGTTAGCTCTGTTCACCTACACCTACGCGATGGCAGCTGGTGCTCAAGTATTCAATGTCCTGTACTCGGCGTTCACGCCAGGCACTGGCATCGTGCATCCTATCAAGGAGGTTCGTGTCAAGGTAAGCACAGCGGTGGATGGCTATGTGGACATCGACAACGTGCGTTGCGCCACTGCCACCAGCGACATCGTGACCATGGCTGCTGCCACTGTCACGCTGGTCAACGGGTTGCAGTTCAGTTTCGCAAGTAGTGGTTCTTACAACGTGTACTGGAAGAATGTCCAGATCAATCAGACGCCGATCAATCCGTATCCTGGGTTGTCGCGCTGGACCTACGACTTCATTCAGTATGGTAACTACTTCGGTCAGGGCGCGTGGAAAGGAGCGCAGGCACCTGGCTACATGTGGATGGGCGCGTATACGCTGTCCAACGTGAAATATCCAGCTGGCACATTGGCAACCTACGCCGATGGAACCAGCGCTGATCTCAGCAATCAACCTGTCATCACGACCATGCGCCAGTTCATGAAGGATGCGCAAGATGCCTACGCCGCGCAATATCCAACCGCGACGCCAGGCCCCTTCATGAAGAAGTACGGCACGTGGGCGTGGGAACACACAGGAGGTGCTGGGTACATCGCTGGTGTAGCCGTGCCGAATGGCACCCACCCCTGGGGTATCTTGAACCAGTGGTACTGTGAGGGATCAGATGACTGGTATGGCTATGAGTATCGCGCCATGCTTTCCATCGCTGAGGATTACTACTACACTGGAGACACGGTGTCACTTGGCATCCTCAACAAGATCATCGCATGGATGGCGGCAAAATGCACGTTTGATGGCGTTCATTCAGTAACCTGCCCCACTACCTTCAACATCGATGGCACCTTGGCAAACAGCAGCAACATCTACGCTGATGCCATCCTCGCCCAGATTTGCATCTATAAATACTGGCGCGATGGTGACGCGACCGCTGGAACGTGGTATATCAGGTTCATGGATGACCTCCACTACAACCATAAGATCACGACAACTGGTGTGCCTGCAATGGCCTATGTCCGCAATGGTGGGCAGAACTATTCGTATGCGACCGCCACGTTGTCTGATCCGACCGGCACCGGTGTCACTGCTCACGCAGTGGTAGCTGGTGGCAAGTTGTCGCATGTGTATTTCACCGGATCCGTCGGAACGGCTTATACCAATCCGACGATTACAATCGCCGGTGATGGCACTGGCGCTGATGTTGCTGCGATACTTTCTGACAGATTGCTTGGCGCATACGCGTATGAGCACACCGGTTGGGAGGTAGCTGAGATAGGTAAGATGCTGGGCATGTTGTTGCACGGCCGGCCTGGCGGTCCGCATAACTTCACGTTGGCGTCTCCGTCGTATCTGCTGACGGACTACAACGACCTGTGGACCTACTATCTCAACAACACCAGTGACTTGCGTCCGAGCATTCGCAACCAGAAGACGGTGCCGATGCACGAGTTCACGTGGTCAAGTTGGCATTGGGGCGACTCACTGGAAAATCCGGTGAACGCCGACGGTACGATGGCTGGTAGTCGCGACACGCACACCGATGGTGACGTGTGGACTGAATCCATTGGGCCTTCGTTGTTCTTCGCTGCGGATCGTTATCAAGCAAGCGGTGACGAAACGTGGTTGGATTTTCTGTATGAGCTGGTCAGTGCGATGTCTGGCTTAACGACTTATCAATAACCTAGGAGCAAAGCTATGAAAGCAACTGATGTCCCAACAAAGATCTCGATGCCGTTCGGCCAGAACGCCGGCTTGAGTTTCATCCGTGCGATCCCTGTCGCATCGCAGATAGGGATTCAGGATGGCGCAGCATCGTTCAACGACGGTTTTCCGCCGCTGACGTTCACACCAGTGGGCGCTGGCGGCGTGAACCCGTTCGGCCAGGACTTCAACGGGCTGTTCAACATGGTGACGGCCATCGACAGGTGGTTCTGTGCGGGTGGCCCAGTCAAGTACGACTCCACCTTCCAGACCGCCATCGGTGGTTATCCCAAGGGCGCGGTGATCCAGTCAGCAGTCAGTAACAACGTCTTCTGGATCAGTACCATCGACGACAACACCACCAATCCCGACTCAGGCGGTGGTGGCTGGACGAACGCGTACTCGCCTCCTGCAGGCAGCGTGTTC